CAAATGTCTGATTTTGAAAGAGGTAAGAAAGCAGGAGTGATTGACTTACTTCGATTATTAAAACAACTTAAAAACACAGGAGAATAACTATGGGCGGAATTTTCGGCGGCTCTAAAGCACCTACACCACCACCACCAGCACCACCTTCGGCAGCACCTACAGAACAGGCTACTTTTAAACCTGGCGATGAAGGTTCTAAGAAACAGAAGAAACTTACAGCAATCAAGAAGGGTAAAAGCCGTTTAGCAATTGCAACTACAACAGGTACTAAGTCAGGAACAGCTAAAGGCTTATAAAGGAGTAAGGAATGGCAGAAGAACGCACAACAACCCTCAAGGCTAGGTGGTCTAAGCTAGAAGGTGATAAAACAACTGTACTAGATAAGGCCCGAGACTGTGCTGCTCTTACTATTCCTTCGCTGTTAACGAAGCAAGGACATACTGAACAGGATACATTAGCTACTCCATACCAATCACTTGGTGCACGAGCAGTTAATCACCTCGCTAGTAAGTTACTACTTACTTTGTTACCACCTAACGCTCCCTTCTTTAGGTTAATGCCTAATGAAGAGGATATGGCAGAACTCGATACTCAACAAGAAGCTGAGTTAGAAGAAGCACTATCCTCTTATGAGCGTGACCTATACACCTACATTGAGAAGAAAGCATATAGAGTACCTTTGTTTGAAGCCTTAAAACTTCTTATTGGTACTGGTAATGCTTTACTTCGCTTTGAAGATGAAGAGTTAAGAGTTTATAACCTCAATGAATATGTGGTTAAACGTAATGCTCTTGGTAAGGTAGTAGAAGTAATTGTTAAAGAGACAGTGCATCCTAGTGATGTACCTGAGCTAGACCTAACCGATGATGAAACAGACTTATATACATCTATTAAGGTTTTACCAGACGGTAAGTATGACCTCTACCAAGAGGTTCTCGGTGAAGTAGTCCCTGGTTCAGAAGGTGTTATTAAGGCTGAAGACAGTCCTTTCTTAGCACTTAGATGGACAGCCATTAATGGTGAAGACTATGGACGTGGTTTAGTAGAGCAGTATCTAGGTGACTTACGAAGCTTAGAAGCACTTAACCAAGGTATGGTAGAAGGTGCAGCGGCAGCCTCTAAGATTGTATTCTTAGTTGACCCTACTGGTACTACTAGAGCTCGTGACTTAGCTAAATCTAGGTCAGGTGACTTTGTTCAAGGTAAAGCAAGTGATGTTACTACTCTGCAAGTGCAGAAGGGTAATGATATGCAGATACCTTATCAATTAGCACAAGAGATACAACAACGATTAGCTAGTGCATTCCTGTTAACTCAGGGTGCTACTCGTAATGCTGAGCGTGTTACTGCTGAAGAGATACGTCTAGTAGCAGGTGAGTTAGAAGATGCCTTAGGTGGAATTTATTCAATTCTATCACAGGAACTTCAACTACCACTTGTTAAGATTATCTTTAAGAACAGTAAAACACCACTACCTGAAGGTCTAGTAGAACCAGTTATTGTTACTGGTCTAGAGGCATTAGGAAGAGGACACGATTACAACAAACTTGTTATGTTTGCACAAACACTACAGCAGTTGCTAGGGCCTGAAATATTTGCCCAACACGCTAATGTAGATGCTGTGATTAGTCGAGTAGCTACTTCTCTTGGTTTAGATGCAGAAGGGATTATTAAATCTCAAGAGCAACTACAACAGGAAGCAGAGCAACAGGCAGGTCAACAGTCGGCTCAAATAGCAGCTGATAGTGCTGCACAAGCAAGTGGACAGGAAGCGGGTGCTCAATTAGGCCAGCAACCAATTCAGGGGTAATATGTCAGAAATCAGATGGAAAATATATACCAATGATGACGTTATAAAGGAGACGGAAGATGAGCGAACTAGAAGTAACAAACCCAGTGGAGGAAACACCTCAACTAAACGAGCACGACCAAGCGATGGTGGACAAAGCAAACCTAAGCGAGGAACAAACAAACACCGAGCTAAGAAGTGATACTGAGAATGTATTACTAGCAGGTAAGTACAAAGATGTTGGTGAATTAGAGAAGGCTTACACAGAGCTTCAATCTAAGATGGGTCAACCAGCTGAAACTACTGAGGAAGTAAAGCAAGAGGAAACTCCTGCTCCTACCGAGTCAGTAGCTGAAGCTAAAGAAACAGTGGAGGCCAAAGGAATAGATTTCGATGGTCTTTACGGTGAGTATGGTGAGAACGGTACACTATCAACTGAGACGTATTCCAACCTTGAACAGGCAGGATTATCAAAGGAGGTGGTTGATTCTTACATACAAGGTCAAGAGGCCATTCAGCAACAACAAGTTAACACGCTACAAAAGGCTGTTGGCGGAGAAGCTGAATACCAGGCTATGATACAATGGGCTGGTTCGAACTTAACGGAGAGTGAACAGACGCAATTCAATGCAACTCTAGATAATGCAGAGAGTGCTGAGTTCGCAATCCAAGGGCTTAACGCTCGTTACAAGGCTGCCAATCCTACACTGATTGGTGGTAACCGTATTTCAGGCGACACAAATACTAGTAGTAGAGGTTATACCACAAAGAGTGATATGATGGATGCTATGAGTAGCTCGAAGTACAAGACAGACCATACTTACAGAGCGGAAGTTCAACGTAAGCTGGCCCTGTCGACATTCTTATAGTAAAACAAGTAAGTATAATTGCCTTGATGTTTCCCTCGAGGGGGAAGCTGAGAGATACCCTTTAAAACACTATGTATTATTATATAAACTAAACCGTGACATTTTGTCACACTTAAACTTTATATATAGGATATATTAAAATGGCATTTACAACTTCAAATCCCAACTTCGACTTCGGTGGAACAGCGGGAAACAAAGACCTAGCGTTAAAAATCTTCTCTGGCGAGGTGCTAACAGCATTCGCATCTAAGAACGTATTTATGCCGCTAGTAAACACACGTACAATTAACTCAGGTAAGTCTGCACAGTTCCCAGTAATTGGTAACCTATCAGATTCAAGTGATGTTAAGACTCACACTCCTGGTGCTGACGTAGTTCCTTCTTCAATCGGTTCTAACGAGCAAGTAATTACTATTGCTGCTCGTAAATACGCTTCAGTATTTGTAGACGATTATGAAGAAGCTATGTCTCACTACGAGACTCGTGGTCAGTACTCTACTGAGATGGGTAATGTTCTAGCTAAGAAAGTAGACAAAGCTATTATCACACAGCTTGACGCTTGTGAGACAGCTACTCCTAAAGTAGGTCAACCAGCAGTTAACGCTGATTTGGTTATTGGTGCTACTCCAACTGCTAACGCTATTGTTGAAGCATTATTTGATGCTGCAGCAACTATGGAAGGTAAGGACATCGCAGGCGATAAGGTTTGTATCTTAAATCCTGAAGCTTACTACAACTTAGTACAGTCAGACAAAGCAGTTAATCGTGATTGGACAAATGGTAATGGTGGTATTGATACTGGTTCAGTATTCAAAATCGCTGGTATCCCAATTATGACTTCTAACAACGTACCAGCTGGTAAGTGGGGTTATATCTTCACACCACACGCTGTAGGCGTTGTTAAGTTATTAGACATCAAGTCTGAAGCTAACTACATTCCTGAGAAATTAGGTACGTTGATGGTTTCTTCTTATGCGATGGGCGAAGGCGTTCTTAACGCTGGTTGTTCTATCCGTTTGTCAGTAGCTTAAGTTAGTTAGTTAGACAATTTTGAGGCATCTCTTCGGAGGTGCTTCATCCACATTAAATAAAGAGGTACTATGAACAGATACAACGACGCAATTAATATTTGCTTAACAACAATAGGCGAGAGTCCTATCCCCACTAGTACCTCTATAGTTGGTCACTATGAGGCTGAATTAGCCGACACTATTCTTAGTGAAGCGGTTACTGAAGTACTCGCCTTTGGTTACAACTTTAACACAGACTCAGATTGGCCACTTGTACCAGATACTTCTGGCTACATAGGAATACCATCTGGCGGTATATCTGTAGATGCTACTACTACTTCATTCGATTATGTTATGAAGAATGGAAAGCTCTACGACAAAGCAACACAGAGTTTTATATTCACAGAAACTGTATTAGCTGATGTTATATGGGAGGCAGGTTTTGATGACCTTCCAGCCGTAGTACAGATGCTAGTAGTAGCTATTGCTAAACTAAAACTATATACAAGAATAGTAGGTGTAGACACTGCTTACAGAGTATTTGCTCAAGAAGTAGAGGATGCGAAGGTTGCAGTTATAGCTGATGACATTGTATCTGGTGACTATTCAATCTTTGACGACACAGCTACAAAACGAGTTATGACTCGAACAACCAACCCACTAGCACTATAAGGAGTAATCTATGGAAGTTAATCAAACTATACCATCACTTGTTAATGCCGTTAGTCAGCAAGCTCCAGAGCTAAGACACGACACTTCTGTTGATGAAATGATTAATTGTACTGTTTCTTTCACGGAAGGAACTAAACGTAGAAATCCATTAGTAGAAGTAGCTATTGATAATGCATTATTAGGACATACTCCTTTCATTCATACATATGAGAGAGGAGACGGTACTGAGTCTTATATCATCGCTATTATTAGTGGTGCTTGGCGTGTATATGATTTAGCAGGCATATTACAAGACAGTGGAACTGATAGTTATCTAACAATCCCTGCTGGGGCATTAGCCTCAGAGAGTTTTGCAATGGTAACCGTTGGTGATACAACATTTGTTGTTAATAAGACAAAGACAGTAGCAGAGAGTACTACATACACACACGGTACTACTAATACAGATATACATAGAAGTCACGCTTACTACTGGGTTAAGAGAACCTATATTTCTTATGGTGGTGAGAATAATGCCACTAAGAATACATATACCTATACTATTAATGGTATTACTAATGCTAATAAAGACTCAGAGGATGGAGCTAAATCAGATTTAGTTGCTAGTAATCTTGCAGGTTCGATATCGCCCTGGCCGTCTCCTATGGCCACTTCATCTGGTTCTATTGTATATCAGAACACTACTGG